GCGGTTTTCGATCACTGAAGGTGCTGGCCTCACGATCTTATCCTCATGTCTATGAAGCACGGCAAGTGTTTGCGTTCTAGTATAACCTTGAAATGCCATGCATGTGCAGATGTAATCTTTATCTTTTCCCTGCAATGCCATCTTAATAATTTGTTTTGTTTCTGGCTTACTATCTCTGCCGCCCATATTATAATCTGGCGCCATGTTATGCTTTAAGAATTGAGTTTGACCATCGCGCTTTACGATCCGCGACTTACCTTCTTCAGCTGACTTAATCATTGCTTCACGCAGTTCGTCTTGCGTCATATGCTATACCCCATTTCTCTTAGCTTGTTTACAAACTGGTTTAATTCAGAACGCGCAGCCCACAGGTCTTGCTTAACGTTTGGATGTGGGTCTGTTCTGTTTTCTTCATCAATCAGGCGATCAACTCTGCGCTTAAGAAAGTCTAGCTCTACTTTATGCGCTGGCGTTACTTCCATTATTCATCCTCCTGTGGTGGCTTACGCTTGGGTCGCACAACATTTGATTCTTCATACTGAATGACGCATTGCACTGGTCCGTATAGATTGTGCGGGTACTTCTCTATGAGGTCAGCGCATTCGTATGGCGATGAGAAGGTCATGATTGCGACCCATGTTGTTTTAATCATTTGTATTTCTCCACTGTGCTTTTACTGATGCCGAGAAACATAGCTATAGATGTAACACACCAGCCTCTATTTCTAAAATATTTTATATCGGAAAGTTCGTCATCGCTTAGGGGCTTGTTGCGCCAGCCTTCGCCATAACCTTTGTGTGGTTCTTTTTTTTCTGGCTCTTTCTTTTTTCTTCTTGAGAGCCCGTTAATTTCTTTGAGTCTTTCATTGCAGCCTTTTGCATCGGCCATCATCTTTTCTAATTCAGTCATCCGTTACTCCAAAAAAAACCCTGCCTATAATTAAATAAGCAGGGCAGTTGACAGGGCAGTACTTGGGAGGGTGTACCCTTGGAGAACACCCCTATACTAGAACGGGATGTCATCGCCTTGCAAGGGGTCATCTCTTTTTTGTGGCTCACTAATTACAAAGGATAGGTAAGGCTTGCCATCTTTCATGCGCCGCCATGCTGCAACCCTGCGGTCTGATGTTGGCTGGGTGTATGGCATTTGCTTATCCGCTGTGTTGTAAACGGTTCCAGTGTAATTAGGTGCTGACTCTTTACTGTTGTCATTAGGGAACATAGCCCCCACCTTTTCATAGATCTCCATGATCTCCTTGCCGTTCTTGGATTCACGGCGAACAACGCAGTATTTACCATCGCGCCCTTCGACATTGATCTTGCCTTGTAAGATCATCTTCATGTCATCGAATGGTGGGAATGCCGCACCGTTATTTGTTGGGTCATAATCTGCCATGCTTCTGGCTCCTTTTGTTTTGTAGCTTACCAGCTACCGTTGCTGCTCTTACTTCCACTGTCTTGATCGTACTTGTTGCCATCCATCTTACCTAAGAAGATATCAGCATCGCATCCGATATGTGACAGTGCTTTAGTCAGGCCATCAGTGATAGCCATCTTCGGTGCATCTTCAGCCATACGACCTTTAGCTGCATCAAAGAACTTACGGCACCCTGTGAAGGGGCCAAATGAATTAGAGGGTGTGCCATGCCAGACAGTTACATGCGCTAGTACAGCGCTGTCTCCGTTGCTCACAGGTACAATCTCTGTTGTGTTGTGCCATCCCCAGCCTTCACCTACTGCACCAAACTCTTCTGTCATCTTTTTAACTTGGTACTGCGGGTCAATCGCAGTGAATGAACGGCTACCGAAGCTGACCTTCTTCAGATACTTGGGGTCTGAAGAGGCCAGCCTGTCCCATACGTCGAGGTTATTAGTCATTATTATGCTCTCCTAATGCAAAGTGTTTATCTAATATGAGTTCATTTGCACCTTGTCCGTATTGAGCAATTCTTGCAAATTGCAGGGTGATAAATTCTGATTTATCTTCGTCAAAATTATCAGCTAATTTATTTAATTCATACAAAGCAGTAGTTGCATGTCGAATTGTACTAATCATGCTGAGAATTAATGCTTGTTTAAGTTTTTCCTCCATCAGGTTCTCCTTGTTATGCGGAGTGATCCCCGCTTGTCTCGTTTGATTGTGAGTTGGTCGCAGTAAACTTCTCGTTCGTTATCACCGACCATTTGTTTGAGGTCTTTCTTAGCGTTCTCAAAGACACGGTTGTGTTCGTATCCGTTGATATAGGTAATCGATGCGTCGATAAATTGGTTGTCTCTGCTGGCGTCACGCTTGACCATGTTGTCCACCTCAACTTTGTCGATGTTGATTGCTGGCGTATCCACACCAACCGGCTCTTCATCGCGTACAACGTAACCCCAGAAGTCTGACACCACCGTCCACATAGAATCGAAATAGCTTTTATTGTACGAGACATATGCTGATTCCCATCTGCTGTTGCCAAAGATAACCGAGAAGTAAGCGCCATCAGCATCAGCTAGATGACAGTACATTTGTATTTGTGGCATGTAGTATTCAATTACATCATCCATATTCTTGTATGGATTAGTGTGCTTGGCTTCAACAATACGCGTTGCCCACTTAGCATCAATCATACCTTTGGCTGGCACTGGCCCAATCATATCTTCGTATTCATGCTGATGATTAGACAACACGCAATCATGCTCTTGCTCAAACCATTGAAGGTTGAAGTCTTCAGTCCAACTGCCAAGCTGCACTGCAATGTTGCGAGACAGATCATCTGATTCAACACGACCAGTTTTGATTTGCCAAAGCTCTAACCAATTTCCCTGCATAATTTTTACGCAGTCACTTCCTCCGATGAAACCCTTTCGTTCCATTGTGTTCTCCATTATTGTTTTGTTTATAACTACTTACATACTGCATATACGCAGTTGGATCAAGAAGATTCTTCTTCGTAGGTAACAACGGGAAGATCGACTTCGGGAATATCACCATACTTGTCAAAGTCAGAACGACTTAGCAAACCAAAGTCCAGCAACTCTTGCTTCAATCTACCGCGCAGCCAACACTCGCCAACACGTTCACCATTGCAAATGCGTTCAGCATTTATGCGGTGAGAGTCAGCGACCCAACTAACGTTAGCTTGGTATTCTTTTTTATATGCATCGTGTGATCCGCGAGTCACGCTTGCAGACCAGACATCGCCAGTTACATACCGGCCAATAGATTTTAAATCTTTTTTCATTGAGCCATCCAATACTCTTTAATGCGCTTGCCATTCTCAAGCTTGATAAACTGACTATCAATTGCAAAGCCTTTTTCTTTGAGGTCGCAGATGCGACGAGGCAATGACCAGCAACCAAACTTTTCCAAGGCAGTCATGCCCGTTATGCTGTTGCCTTGCTCAAGCCATGCTTGGATGTTTTTATTCTGTGTCTCTGTGTGATTCATAGCTGTTCTCCAATAGCTGTTGAAAGTTTTCACCAGTCATGATGACCAGTGTTTGCGGCGTTCCTCTACGCCGTTTATAAAAGGCAATGTCCCTGCCTTCTAATACTGTGAATGGGCTGGGGAAGCCTGACTTATCTCTGTACTTTACTTCTCCCACCAATTTTTTTCCGTTGAGGTAGAGGTGGATGTCCCCCGAATACTCTCCTCCCAAGCTCCCCGAGAGGGGAACCCTTTTCGCTTCGAGCGGCGCTTTGATTTTATTGAGCCACGTGACGAACCACTTTTCGTGGTAAGTTCCTTTGCTCTTGTTATGGTTTGCCATTTGTCCTCCTCATAGCAATGAAGACAAACAAACCAATGTTTCTCCATTGATCCTTTGCCATTTGTTTTCAGCATTGCCACGAACAATTCAGTTCTAGTTTCGCAAGCAATACAGTTTATAAATTCCTTACCTTTTTTTGACTTCAATGTCGTAGCCTAACGCATCTAGCCAGCACATAAGAAAGAAACCAGACGGTACTCTCTTGTGCTGTTCCCATTTGTGGATCAGCGATTCAGTGCAGCCTACTTTATGAGCGAGTCTGTCTTGACTTAAACCCTGCTCGTGCCTTGCGGCTACTAACATTTGGATCATTTGCTCGTAGTTGTTTGGTATTCTCAGCTGCGATTTGTCTTCGCTCTTGCTCATGGATAGCCTCAAGAACCTTGCTTGCGGTAGAAAACCGTAGCTCAGTTGCTTCTCCTATAGTGCGATAGTAAGTTGACGTTGGAACTTCAGCGACACGAAACGCTTTCAATAGCTTTACGTTTCGTGCCTTCGCTTCGTGCTTAAGATATTCTAAGTATGATTTCATGCTGCGAATATGCAGTTAAAAATCTACCTCGTCAATCTCTACCTCGCCATCACCTCCGCATCTGGAACATGGCTCAGTCATCACATCTATTACACCGATGTCACGACCAAAGCCTTGAGGCCTTGCTACCTCAAAGGTAATGATGCCCTCCCCATTACAGTGAGGGCACATATCTTTAGTATGGGATGTCATCATCAATAGCCTCCTGTCTGTTTAGATAGTTAGCCTCCCATGCCTTAGTTGCTCGGTCAACAAACTTATCATAGTCAAACTTCGGATTGGTTTGCTTTAGTTTCTGTGCAATTTCCTGCACACCTGTTGCCCATCCTAGTAATGGTGCAACCTCATCTGCTATGAACTCAAAGTCACGGCGTGTAAATCTAGGTGTAGTCATTAAGCCATCTCCTCCCATTGCTTAGTCTTCATTGCACTAGCGATCTTAGCCTCACGCTCGTAACGTGCAGTGTGAGGTGATCTAAGCTCGCCAGTATGTGTTGCCCAATGTGTTAGGCAGTTATACAAGGCCCACTTGTTTGAGCCTAAGTTGCTGCGTTCATCATTCCAGATGCCAAGAAGATTTTCTAGCTGCTTTTCATTGGTCTTGCTTGCTGCTTGCTGACGTGTGTATGCCTTCGCCACAGTCTTTTTAAGGAATGATTCAACCTGATCGTGTTCAACCTTGGTCTTCATCCAAGATTGCCACACATCTTTCTGATCTTTGAAATGCTCAAGA